AGGTCAGGATGGTTACGTTCGCCGCTTTGACTATGACACACCAAGCAAGACGGATGATTCAACAGCAATTGATTCATACATCAAGCTTGGACCAATCAACTTAAAGAATCGCCCGAAGCTCATGCTCACTGAGATTAAGGCTGCACTTGGGACTGGATCAAACGATGTTTCCCTCAATGTTTACACCGGAGAAACAGCAGAAGCTGCTGCTGCTTCTAGCACTTCTCAGCTGGCTGCTACTGTGTCTGCTGGTCGCAATAAAAGCGAAAGACGAAGAGCGATTGGTCATGACATGTTTATCAAACTTCAAAACAACACTGACAGCCAGTCATGGAGTTACGAGTTTCTTGGAGTAGAACTCAACAGCTTCGACGGCCCAATAGCGAGGCAATGGTAATGGGGTTAATTGGTGGATTGAATCGAGGACCAAAGTTTCCTCCCAGAGCTAGAAGAGCTAATGCTCGACTGGCTTTAACTGATGCTGAGCAAATCACGGTCAACGGAGCGATTGCAATTCCCGTTGTAACCAGTGATGAAACCGATTCTACAGACCTCAACAGCAGTCCTGCTGATGGAGAGATTGTGTTGCTTTACGGCGGTGGCGGTTCGACCGTCAAGCTTTGTGTTGCATACGGCGGCAACTGGTACGAAGAAACCCTAACACAGATGAGCTGATTATGAGTTACATGCCTGGATACACACCTCCGAGAACAAGAGAGTTTGCACAGCAACGTGGTATTCAGCTACCTCCTGCACAAGGTGGTGGTTTTGGTGCGCCGCAACAACCACAGCAGCTGAATCCACCTAGCGGCATGATTAATCCCGTGTCGCCAGGAATGCCAGGCACACAAGGCAGTGGCAGTATGGATACAGGTGGTCTAAATGCGAATCCAGGCGGTGGCTTCGGAATGCCTTCGCCTTCTCCAATGCCGCCAGTGACTAACAACTACAACACGTCACGCACTTTCAACAATCGCACGAACCAGATGTTTGACCAGCGTAAAAGCACAACGAACATTGACAACTCGATGACCCAACAAGGTCAGCGAATGCAACGCAAAACAAAAGCACAGTTGAATCCTTTCCAAACCATCTCACCAGAAATGGATCAGAAGATGATCGGTGATCCTTCTAATCCTTTGGCTCAACTACGAATTATGCGAGGCCGCTAATGGCTACCGGACCAGACCAAAAGAATCCGTCTAAAAAAGACCGGCAAAACCAGAATTCAGAAAAGAAAACACCATACGCTCAGTCTTTGATTGAACGTGTGATGAATCTATTTGAAGAGGCTCGTCAGGCAGGTAATGCTGCGAATCAGGCTCGTTACGAAAAGATACTTCGTGGTTATGACCAGCTGACCAACGAGCAGAAAGCCGACCTCGATCAGCTGAATACTAAGCACGGCGATCTAATTGAGAACATGGCTGACATGTCCGGCGATGTTGTTAGCAACATGAAACGCGTTGCCGATGGCACAATCAAAGACGTGCTTACAGGCGGTGAGCAAAGAGTTGGTGATGTGTCTGATCGATACAAAGCCGACGAGTCACGTCTTGGTCAACTCGCTCAACAGGCTGAAGGACGTGTTGGCGAATTAGGTGATGCTGCCAGACAGCGTGCTGAGGGACGTGGAGCACAAGTCGCTGGCCAGCTTGGTGAGATGGGTCAGGCTGCTCGTGAGGGTGTAACAGGCCGAGGTGAACAAAGCCTTCAAGACTTGCTGGCTAAATATCAAGGTGCAACTGACCAGGCTGCAAAGACAAACCGAGAAGGCCGTGCTCAAATTCAACAGGGCTATCAAGGGCTTGGACAAGCTGACGCTGAAAGGCGAGCTGCTGCCAGAGGCGAAGTTGGTGGTGACTTTGCTGGTCAAGAAGATGCTGCTGGTAGACGCTTTGATCAGGCTCGTCAGGACATCGGTCAAGACACCGCTGCTGGTGTGTCTGAAACAGGACAGCGATTCGCCGGTGGTCGTGAGGATGTGCGTGGAGAGTTTGGACGAGCTAGACAATCCGCACAAGACATCTCAGCTGGTGCTGAACAGCGTGCTGGCCAACTTGGACAACAGACTCTCCAAGACTTGTCATCTAGAGCCGAAGGCCGATTGGGTCAACTCGGACAGGGCTATTCGGAACTAGGACAACAAGCTACTGGTCAAGCCGCTGCTACAGGTCAGGACATCGGTGGACGCTTTGATGCTCTTCGTGGTCAGACAGCTCAAGGAATCCAAGGAGCGATAGATCAAACCGGCGAAGCCTTTGGTGCTGGACGTGCTGATGTAACTGGTGGTTTCCAAGGAGCACAAGCTGAACGTGCTGGACGCTACGATGCCAGAACTCAGCAAGGTCTGAATATGTACGACCAAATGGGTCAGGCATCCATGGATCGCATCAATCGGCAGTTCGACGAACAAATCGAGCGAACCGTTGGCCAGATGGAACAAAACCTTGTTTCTCGTGGTTTAGACAACACAACCATCCGTGGCCAAATAGACAGAGCCAGATCGGACATTGAACGCAATCGCCAGGAAGCCATTGGCCAAGTTGAGTCTCAAGTACGTCAGCAGAAAGCTGGTGCATTTGAGCGGTTCACTTCTCAAGGCATGTCAGCTCAAGACGCAATGCAAGCAGCAGGATTATCAGCTGGTGCTCAGATGACTGGCCAGCAACTCGCTGCACAGCAACAACTGCGTGGAGCTGGTGTGCAGTCTGACATCGGATTAGGTCAGGCTGGAATCGGAGCGAGAGAACGTGCTGCTGGTCGAGGCGAACAGGCCGGACTTCAAACAGGACTCGCTGGTCTGGCTCAACAAGCACAGGGACAACAGGCAATCTCCGCAGCTGAACAAGCTGTCGGACGACAAGCACTGGCTGGACAACTTGGTGCGGTTCAACAGGGAACTCAAGCACAGATGGGTCTTCTAGGCCAAGGTGCTGGAGCAGCCGCTGGAATGACTGGACAAGGATTGGCAGCTCAACAGCAGATGGCTGCTCAGGGATTAGGAGCACAATCGAATCTTGCAGGTGCAAGAGCTGGTGCTCAACAGCAAGCTGGGATGGCAGGCGTTGGTGCAACAACACAGATGCGTGGTCAAGAGCTTGGTGCTGCAACCGGACTCGGACAGGCAGGACTTGCTGCTCAAGAACGTGGTCAAACAGCACTTGAAGGTCAGACACAACAGTCAAGGCTTGCTGGTTTATCAGCACTTGCTGCCGGACAACAGCAACAACGAGGTGTTGATGCGTCGATGGCTGGACAACAATTCGGAGCTCAGGCTGGTGCATTAGCCGCAGGCCAACAGCAACAGGCTGCGTTAGAGGGACAAGCACTTGGTGCTAGAGCTGGATTAGTTGGTCAGGGCTTTGGCCAACAGGCAGGCATGATAGGTCAGGGAGCTGGAGCATTTCAGCAGGGTCAATCGCAGCTCACAGGTCTTCAGGGACAGCTCGCCGGACAAGGTATGGCTGCTCAGTTTGGTCAGCAAGCACAAGGCTTCGGTACGCAAGCACAGCTCGGACAAGGTGCTGTGTCTGCTCTTGAACGTGGTCAGCAGCGTGGCGACGTGACCAAGCAAAACACGCTTGACTTCATGGAGCGTAAAACTGAAGACGTTCCATCGCTGGATCAGTACGCTGGTCTTGCCCTCGCTGCTGGACAGAGCGGCATGGGAGTCGGCGGTGGAGGAATGCCAGTAGGTGGTGCAAATAACCAGCAGCAACAGAACCAAGGATTCAATCCATGGGCAATGCAGCAGATTGCTGCACAGCAAAAGTTCATGCGAGACCAAATGGTTAAGCAGCGTGAACAAGAAAGAGCCGACAGAGTAAAAGCTAACGAAGAACGTCGTGCCGACCGTACTGCTGCCAAGAAAGAACTAAACGAAAGATTGGCATCGGAACGTAAGGTTGCTGAAGAGAACCGCGCAAAGCTCGAAGCGACATGGGATAAAGCGAACGAGGAACGCATAAAACAGCAGGAGAAGTTCGACAAGAAACACGCCAAGCAGGTGGAAAAGTACGAGCAGGCTATGGCTGAGGGTCGTGACCGTGATGCACAAAAACACAAAAACACGATCAGTACCCTCGAAGCCAACTGGAATCAAACAAACAATGCGTTTGCTAATGCAATGCAAGGACTTGTTGATGCACAGCAGAACACACCGCCTGGTCAACCTATTGATTTAGACATCACGGTAAATGGACAACTAGTAGATGCTCAGACCGGAACCGAGCCTATCACAACTGGTGGACAAAACACTCAAGGACCAGGAAATACAAGCACACAAGGTGGAGGCGATGCTGAGAATCAAGGAGATCAAACGACTAGCGATACCGGACCACGCGGAACACCAGACGATCCGACAGGAGGCGGATTGCAACATGTCGATGAAACAGGAGCACCTTTGAAAAGGCCTCCTACTCAGCCTCCAACACTGCCTCCCGAAGGTACGCCTCCAGTAGTTCAACCTCCAACACAACCACCTACTCAACCACCTAATCAGCCTCCTACTCAACCACCTAATCAGCCTCCAACTCAGCCACCCACAATTCCACCACCGAATGTTCCGACGACACAATCACCTCCACCAAACTGGCCACCTCAACCACCACAGCCGGTTCCTCAGGGTCCGAATGATGGGCCGGTGCGAAACCCCACAATCCCAAGACCGCCGGTTGATCGCGGGCCAATGCCTAGTGACCCAGCTGCCGATCGGCAAATAATGATGGCTCCTGGTGTGACTCTACAAGACGTTGATAGCAACGCACAAAACTATCAAGACTTTATGTCTAGCCAGCTGCTGGGTGGAATGACACAAGCTGATTTGGCAGCGGACATGCCTCCAATGCAGCGACGGAATCCCATGGAGATGCCGGAAGGGGAACATGGCCCAATGCAGATACCTAAACCTCCAATGGGTCCAATGGGACCACCGTTTGAAGGGCCATACGATCCTAACGCTCCAAACACACCGAACGCCCCAACAAATCAGATTCCTCGTCCACCTGTTCGTAATCCGCTTGATACGGATATTGAATACGAGAAACCAAAACCAACGCAAATACCAAGTCCTGACCAGCGTGGTCCTCAAGGCGATCCGTTTGATCAGGACACCCGTGGGCGAGATGGCCAGTTCCCAACCATGGAACAGCAGCTAGACAACAGTATGCAGGGAATGTTTGGCCAGCAGATGGGTGGTGGACTTCAAAACCTTTCGGCTCAAGCACAGGGTGCTTCGTCATCTCAAACACGTGAAGCAAACTCTAGGACGGATGGTACTTATGGTGGTCCCGTACCTAGGATGCACGGTTCTATTGCAGCACCTCAAGGTGGCGGCGACTGGAACACTGCTGGAAACAAGCAAAAAGGTGGCGACTGGCAAAGACAGGATAATCAGGGTCAGCAATCAAGAGATGAGATGTTACGGGAGCGAAACCGTCAGTTGCGGGAACCGGATTACAGCGATGAGGAGTTGCGAAGAGGAAAAGCTGTCAGCGCTAATTTTGATTATGCGGAACGCCGAGGGCTATTACCTGAACAGCAGTCACGTATGCAGCAAGGCCCAGACAGGCAAGCTGAACTACCGATGGCAGGACAAGAGGGTTATGGCGAAATGATTCGCCAGCGACGTGCTGAGCAAGGTGGTCCGAAAACACTTGCTGACTTGCGTAACCAAGCTCAAGGAAAGCGTGGTTTACCTAACCAAGTTAAAGGCGGTGGCGTAGTCGATGGAGTTACGTACGGCAAAAGCGGTGCACCTCAGATGACTCCCGCCGAGGTTCGTCAGCGGCAGATCAGCAGCTATAACCAGTCTCGGCAACCAACTGAGGCTGAAAAAACATTCATGATGGCTCAGGGAAATCGCAGAAACCCAGGCAGCATGGATATGTCGCTTTTGCGGAAGCCACAGGTAACTCGTAAGCCGACTGCATCAACAACGGTAAACCTTCGGACGCCTAATCAAGGAATGCAGCAACGGCAGTTCACTGACAGGCAGAACAGGGCTTTAGGAAACACAATTAATACGACTCCTCAGAAAGCTCAATTAATGCAAAATGCTGCTGCACGCTACAGGCGAGCAGGTTTACGTGCTACCGCCAACCGAGCGAAACCACGCACTTCTCTACCACAACTCTACGGAAACTAACAAATGGCAATTCGTGTTGAATACGGACCATCCGCTGTTGCGGTTGGCGAACTCGCTTTTCGTACAGGACAAAACGAGTACATCGCCAAACGCCGCAAGGAGTTGGAGGAGCTGGCTCAGCGTCAGGCTGAGATGCGTCAGCGTGGGCAAATCCAGCAACAGAATCTTCAGGCTGACCTGTTTAAGTTCCACGGCCAGCAACAGCGTGCAATGCAGGAGTTACAGCTCAGGCAACAGCAGTTCCAGCAGCAGGGACAGCAGTTTGAGCAAGGCCAGCAGCATGACCTAAAGCTTGCTGAAGATCGTAGAAAACACGACCTTGATCTGCAAAAGGTCTACGGTGATAGACAAGTAGCTGATGCCCGAATGCGTCACGGCCTAGCATCACAACGTGACTTTAACACATTCCGTCGTAACGCATATTCCGACATCTACAAAACCAAGCTCAACGAGCCTGGCCAAATAAAGATGATGGAATTATTCAAGCAGCTTGAAGACCTGAATCAAGACACACGTGTTCCACCGGACGAACGCAAACGTAGCGAAAATGAAATTTACGGCCAGATCGATGCGCTTGAGGAAGATCCTCAATACACAATCGATAAAGAACTTCAGCCTGGTTACTCCGAAGGATGGGGTGCGCAGGATGGCGGTTACGAATCAAACACACCATACACACGAACCCGCAAGCAGAACGGTGAATGGGAATACCGGCAAAACTACAGCTACTACGAGCAGGATGAAAACGGCGAATGGCAGGAACGCCAGCTCACGCCAAAAGAATGGGTTGAGATTTATCAACCTGAGCCGTTTATTGTAGGAGAGCAAAAATATATTGCTGACGGCTTTAATTACGAAACTGGTCAGTGGAATTACGCCATCGATGAGACGTATGACCCTAACGCTGAGGCAAACGCAAACAAAGCTGAAGCTGCCGAAAACGAAGAGCGTATTAACAAGCGACTAGAGATGTACAACAAGTATGTGTCTGGATTCGTTGACCCAGCAGAAGCAGACGACTTCGCAACATGGCAACAAAAAACGTATGGCGACACGATCATCGGTGGAGGGCAACCAGCACCGGCAGGACAGCCAGCTCCAGCACCACAACCTGCACCGGCTGGACAGCCAGTTCCAGCACCTGATCCAGCAGCAGTAGTTCCACCACAAGCACAGCCTGATCTACAACCAGCAGGCGATCAATTTAGTTTTGATTCGCATAGAGAGTGGTTGAACAGGTTCAGGGAATATCGTGATAAGAATACTCGAAATGAACTAGGGCCAGAATTTCTCAGTGAAGCAGTAGCTCATGTAAAAAGCATTATGGGCGATGATTACGTAGTCGATGAAGCGGCAATAGCACGCATGTCACACGAAGGATTTGATCGCTTCGTCAATATGCTTGAACTCGGTCTAGATGAGTTTGGAGCCGCTCCTCCTGTGGAACAAACTCCACCAGAGCAACCAGTCCAGCCAGACCAGCCAGCAGGCCCTGTGCAAAATCCAGCAGCACCGCTCGGTACGCAGGAAAACCCACATCAAGTTATCAACCAAGCTGAAGCTGAACAAATGGTTCAGAACGGCGAGATTCAGCCAGGCGACATCGTGACTACTGCTGACGGCATTCAGTTCTCAGCAGGCGAACCACCAGAACCGGCTGCCGTTGTTGAAGCACGAGAGGCTTCTGTTGACCGAGAGGCTCGTGAAGCAAAAGCTCGTGTTGACCGAGAGGCGCGTGCATCCGAAATGCGAGCAAGAGAAGACGCAGCAATGGCTGAACAGGCTGAAGCTCAACGCCTTGATGCTATAGAGGCCGCTCAGCGTGAGCCATCTATCTATACTCCGCTCGAACAAAGGCAGCAGCAGGAAGACGCAGAATCGTTGTTGCAGCGTACCGGCATAAGTGCAGAAGAGGCACAAGCGATGACCGAACAGAAGCGTCGTGTAGATGAAGCGGTTGCATCTGGCTCTCCAGGCGGTAAAGGTTACGAAACACCGATGCAGTTACCTTCAAACGAACCTCAGATCACAGGCCACAAACTTCGTGACGGCAAGATGGAACCCACGATTGCTCCTGGTCAAGAGTACATGGCTGAACTCGAACGCCGTGACGCTGAAATGCGAGATCAGGCTGAGCGTATTGACTATCAGCCAGCTCAGGAAGATGTGTCCAAATACGGTATCAAACAAACTTGGGAAACTCGTTTTGGGCAAGGTCCACCAACGATGAAGGCTCATTCGATCAGCAGCCCTGCTGGCCAAGGGAAAGTCGAGTATCACCCAAGTGATCAATACAAAGTTGCAGTTTATCCAGGAGCGGAGATTGCAGACCAAAGCACGATGGAAGGCATCTCTCTGCAAATGCAGTACAACACCTCCGCTTGGCAACGTGACCCGAATCATCGAGTCGAACGGGTAAGTCCCGAACAACTAATGGAGCAGACTCGTCGCAAACTCAATCCGCAACCGAAATGGCAAGGCCCTCTTCAAGGATTCTAAATGGCTGATCCAGACAAACTATTTTACGAGTTCAAAGACACAGAACCTGTAACACTTCAGGACGACATGTACGCAAAGATGTCCGTCGAAGAGCGACAGCGTGCTTGGGAAAGCGGTTTGCGCCCAGTCAATGAAGCGTGGCAGATTGTTTACCCCGACGAACGCCGTCGTCGTTACGAGTTCATCAACACAGGTCGTGTGTCTGAACAACGCTATTCTGGCAACAAAGCTCCGAAAACAATGTGGAGCAGAGAGGATCGGGCAAAAGAGAACCGAGCGCGTGAATTTCAATTCCAAGGAGGAATGGATTCAGCTCCACTTCCTTGGCGAAGAACTGACCATAACTCTGCCACTAAGCTAATGAACACGATTCAATGGTTTCGTGATAACCCTGATGAGGTTGGAAAGGGCGACTTACTGGACATCGTAGGAGGCACAGTCAGTCGATTACCGTTTACGTTTGGTGCTGGCGATATTACCGAAGCGGTTGTTAAAGGAAAAGCCATAGATCGCATTTACGAGGGTAATGCTGAAGCAGCTGATTACTACAGCGTTGCGAAAGACATCGTTTACGCCGAGATGCAGGAAGATGATCCAAGAGCCATGAAGGTTTTTCGTGGTGTGTCTGAACTACCAGCGTATGCCGCTGACATTGCATTGACTGGCGGTATTGGTGGTGGAACTAGAGCTATCGGTCGCCAAGGATTGGCCATTCTTGCGAAGCGACTCGGTAAAGAGAAGTTCAAGAAATTCATGGCTTCGGCTGTGGTCAAAGGTGCAACTAAAGCAGCACCAGCAGTCACTGAAGCTGGTATCTATGCAGGTGTAACAGACGTTGGTGGGACGTTAGCTCAGGCTCTACCACAGCGTGACCTTAAATACGACGAGAGCACCGAGACCGGATTTGCTGCCACGGAGAAAGACTCATGGATGAACAGCTTACCCAAGGCTGTCGTTAACCAGATGAGCGAGTATCTGGTTGAAAAGGTTGGTGGTGAAGCTTTAGCGAAAGGTGCGAGTAAGATCGGAGCACCAATCCGTAAGGCGATGACACCAAAGCCTACATCAGCGGATGTGCCTGAAAACATGAAAACGTACATCCTGAATCGCATTCGTCAGTCATGGCAACGTGCTAACCCAGACGTTGGGCCAATGGCAAGCCGAATCGGATTCAACGGAATGATTGCTGAGCTGGGTGAGGAACGTGTCACTGAAATCGTACAGGGTGCTAACGAAGTCTTCTTTAGCCAGATGCCTGGCTACAACCGTGATGCTGCCCCGCAAATCGACCAAGCCTTTGGCCTGACCGGTGATGTCGCTCAAGAGGCTGGCTATCAGCTTGGCGTGACGGATGAAACACCAGAGCAAGCTTCCCAACGCCGTGATGACATGCTGACACAAGGACTTACCGAGGCTGTCGGCATTGGTGCAATGAAGGGTATGGCTGGAATGCGTAGCACGCCAACACCTGATACCAAACAGCTTGAATCCGGCATCATGGCTCAAGCGATCCTCACTATGGACAAGGACGCTAATTATCAGGCTGGAGTGCAGAAGCTTATCGCTGAAGGACAGACTAGCCGAAAAGCGTTTAGCCAAGTTCAAGTTCCCGGAACGAACAAAACACTCTATGACATGATGCCAAACGGCAAGGCCCGTCAGGAGTTTTTGCAGAACGCTAGTGATTACATAGACACACAGAACCGTATGGAAGCACGGATGTTGGAGCAACAGCAACAACCTCCTGTGCAGCAGGATCAACTAGAACAACCTCCTGTAGAGCAGGATGATGTGTCTGAACCGCCGGTTGAACAACAAGTACCAGAACCACCAGAGGTGACAGAAGCTAAAGCGATTACTCGTGATTTAACACGAGCTGATGTCATGCGAATGTCGCCTGGTATGAAAGTCACTGAAACACCTCAAGGATACGAGGTTGAGATGGGCAACGGAAAGCGTGTGCTCGTTACGCTTGAAGAAGAAGGACTTAGCAAATACACCAGTGATGCTGATCTGCGTGCGATCTACCCCACATACTCTCAATACGACTGGTTCAAAAAGAAATTCCCAACGGTCGATGACTATGTACGGAAAGAGAGGAAACGACTGGACGCGGGTGCAGGCTTTGGTGGATTTATCATTGGGCCAGATCAGCGAATGCGAGAGGATGTAGCCACGCTAGATGTTGTTGCAATTGTAAGAATAAACAATTCGGATTGGGCGCGTAATAAGACAAACCTGAAGCAAACTAAAACCTACATGCACGAAATGATGCACCTCGCATACAACGGTGGCATGTTTACCGATGCTGAAATGGATGCGTTAATCAAAAAGTACAGCGATCCAAACAGATCAGTGATGCAGCAGTCTGAAGACTTTGCGCAAACAGCTGAGTTCTGGGAAGAACCAGGAATGATTCAACGGTTTGTTGACTGGATTAACCGTATGGCTTCTAAGCTAACTGGTGGTCGTATCGAACTGAATGGAGAAGCTGTTCGCCGGTTGATTTACAGCGAGAATTTCTGGAAGCGAGACGTTCAAAGCATACATGATTTTCAGGTGCGAGAAGGTGAGCGTCAGCAAGCTAAGATACAGGCGAATCAGACACAGCAGCCTGCAATCCCACAAACCGATGTTCAGGTAAGTAGGAAAAATCCATTCGAGGGAATAGATAACTTTTCCGACCCACACCAATTCACATTAGAAGGCGGAAAGCTGGAGGCTGTAGCAAACGAATGGGCTGACACTGATTATTCTGTGCTGGGTACGTTTGTCGATGAAGACAAAAGACGACAGGGGATTGCAACTCGTTTAGTACAGAAAATGAGGGATACACTAGAAGGAAGTATTGGAGCGCAAGTAAGCAGCGAGAACAGCCTAAACCTGTTTTGGAAACAAGGCTTCCGAATGCCTGACGGAGGCACTAAAGCAGATGCCTTAGTTGAACTGGAAGCGATGAGTTCAGTGAATCTCGTCCATCCAGGATCAGATATATCAGCCAAAATCCAGCCTATGGCTGACGACCTCGACTTTCGTGGTAAAGAGCCAACACCTGGACCAGCGGATCGCTTGCCAGGTGGACGAGCTATTCCGGCAAACGTCACAAAAGCTCGTATGACATGGCGAAAAGCCGACGAGAAACAGATGGGTTTCCATCTATCACGCCAAGAAGTATTTAACGAAGTGAATCGTCGTCGCTTTGGTCCTCCAGAACAACGAGCTAAAGTCGATGAAGAAGCGATTGCTCGCTGGAATGATCCTAACCATACGTTTGATGTGTATGACCACGAACACATCATTCGGCTTTCCAATGAACTAGCTCTTAGCAAGGACCCGAACGACTACGCCAAAGCCATCGACCTGATGATTCTCAAGCGTGACAAGATCGCTGATGTCGCACGTAACCTTGGCTACGGCAAAGACCCTCTTGGGAAAACTGAAGCATCACGACGCAAAGATGCTGTCACCGATGCGATATTTCTGAACGACAAGAAGGCTTTGGAACGCATACGCAACCGCAAGAGTTCTGACCCTCGCAAGCAGAAGGCTGGAGAGAAGGCTTGGGAACGTGAACAGGCACGACTCCAGAAGGTACGTGAATACGTTGAGAAGTTAGGCTACGACTGGAGCGAGAAAGGTTTCACAAAGCTTGGAACAAATGTAACTGATTCAATCAAAGTCGCACGCTACGCAATCAACACAAAGAAGAACCTTGGGCGAAGAGCCAACGACATCTTCACCGAAATTACTTACGGCTTCATGCTCTCTGGCCATCAGACACAAATGGTCAACTTCCTAAGTAACACAACTTGGGGAGCGACGATGATGGCTGAACAATACGCATCTGCTGCACTTAATTCGGCACTCGGAAACACGGATGACATCACACTGGCAGACTATAAGTTTGCTCGCAACCAACTAAAGAACATGACACCTGACAAGATGCGTGTGATTGCGATCGCTGGTCGTAATGCCATGACAAGGTTCATGTCTGAGCGTGGTGTGATTGAAGAAGAAGTTGGTATCGACGAAAAGACCAAGTATGAAGTTGCACCTGCATTGCCGGGCAAAGGCGGTCAGGCGTTCAGAGCTATCTTTGGCTTCGGTCCGATGAGTGCTATCGACCAGTTCTACAAGACACTGTTTACCAACCTTGAAGTCGGTGTGCACGCTGCTCACCTAGCGAGAACCGAAGCTGAAGCGTTTAACCGCAAACAAAAAGATGCTTCCAAGCACATGACTGAACAGGAGATGGCTGATAGAGCGGAAGAGTTATTGCTCGATAAGCGATCGCCAGCATGGGTAGCAGCACTTAACCAAGCTGAACAAAAGATGTTCCAAGATGACGGTGGTGTAATCTCTCAAAAGATCATTGGTGTGTCTGAAAACATCAGAAGCATACCGCTTGTCGGTCCGGCGTTTCAGCACCTGGTTGCACCGTTTGTGCGAACACCAACTCGCATTATTGGAAACGCTTTGGTTCGCATGCCTGTGCTTGGCATACCTGTGTATCACAAGATGTTCCAAAACTACAAAGACGGCAACCATGTACTCAAAGGTGTAAGCCGTGAAGCACTAAGCCAAATATCAGTTGGCTTGCTCGTTGCGATGATCTGGAATCTGGTTGATGCGGATGAAGAGGAAACAACACTGACTGGTGCGAAAGGAGCATTAGGTGAAAAGAGCCGTACATTCCGCTACCAAGAAGGTGTTGCTCCACCACAGGCTGTAAAAATCGGAAACACTTGGTATCAGTACGACAGGTTTGATCCGTTTGCGATGGCGTTAGCTACGGTTGTCGATTCTATCCAGGCACTCAAGTCTGATAAAAGCATCGGCGAGAAAGGTGCTGACGTTGCTCGCTCTATCGGCGGCTCAGTGCAAGAGAAGACCTTCTTCCGCTCTGTTGGTGACCTAATTAAAGCAGTTGATTCAGAGGATGGTGGTCAGCGATGGGTTGCATCAGCACTCACGAGGTTTGTGCCTAACCTTTATACACAAGCAGCACGAGCATCATCACCGACGATCACTGACTCACGAGCTGACACAGCGTTTGAGTCGTTCAAAAAGCGTTCAAAGATCGCACCAGCACAAGATATCCATGATCCATGGGGTCGCAAGGCAAAGACTTCTGGTGGCATCACAGGTGTAAAGAGCAAGACTGCTGAGCCGTTTATCGGCGACCGTGTGTTTGTTAACTGGAACCGCCTGCATCCAAAGACTGACGATCAGCGTTTCCCAACCAGGCCAAGACGTGAGTACACATACAACGGTGTCAAACACAAGATGCCTGAAGAGCAATACGCTCAGTATTCAGAGCTTGCAGGAACGCTTGCAAAGAACGTCGTTGAGAAGATGCTGAGCGACGACATGGCTCGCAATCCTGATGACGTAACGATGAAGATTGTTGAAGGTGCGATTAGTCGAGCCAGGATGATGGTCAAAGATCACCTACACTCCAAAGGCAACATGGACATACCGATGGAACGCTTTGAGCGTGACATGCAGAGCAAGCTATACAGCACCGCCATCGCACCGCTCAGAGCAAAGCGTCCACGACGTGGAGCATCACAGTCTGTGTATGAACAGGAAGTTGCCGAGTGGCAGTCAGACCGTGACGCTGCTCTACGCTACGTCGAGTGGTACAGACAGCGGCCAGACAGGGTAAGGATAAGACGATGAGAAAACGAAAGAGATACCGCACTGACGGTCAGTACGAAGGCACGTCACGCATAGAAACACGCACAGGGGCTAAGGCCGCACGCACGGATGCCAAGGCTAATTTGATACTCGCCAAAAGCGAGAAAGCTAAACAGACCGCAGCCAAACGGAAATGGCTTGTATTCCTCTTAGGAATGGTCATGGCTATAGCTGCATTCTTCAAATTCAAGATAGGACCCTGATATGAATAACATCACATCTGTGATTGGAGACTTCCTCAAAAGTCTCAAATCCAAACGAGTTATTACCGGCATTCTGACCATCGTGTTCATGGCCGCATACAACTACTTCAACCTCGCTGAGGTCGGTGTGTCTGAAGACACAGTGAACAACCTCGTTATCACAGTCGCAGCTCTGATCGTTGGCGATACGATTCGCCCAGTGAACCCAGATAAAGGAGCGAGCAATGAAGATTAGAATGGTTAAACCAGGCGAACGCTATCGCTTCATGGCTCGCTCTAGCAACGTCCATACGCTAAGCCGACTGGAGAACCTCATGGCGGCAGAGGGGTACATTCGTGTTAAGTTCCTGAGCTTCCTAGCGCACATCATTAACTTTGAATTCAGCATTAGAGAGGATTGGTATGGAAACGAACTTACCTCAGATGCTGACTGATGTTGGATTCCCAATTGGTCTGTGTCTGATCCTCTTATACGCTTTCAAGAAGGTCGGTGAAGTGCTGCTGGCTCGTGTAGTCGATCCAGTCATCACCTCGCACCGAGAGTTCCTCGTGAAGCTTGAGCAGCAGCTTGAGCTTCAAGGGGAACTAGTGCGAAAGATGGTGAGCATTCAGGAAGAGATTCTTCGGAAGCTGGAGTAAGTGTTCGTTATCATTCCTCTGGCATTTGAAAATCAGTTGGAGCATTGCCGTTCAATATTCGCTTTATGTGTTGAGCAGCGTACTTAGTTGCACGCTCTATAGCTATATCTCTTGCTTCGAAACGCGAGGAAACAATAAGATCCTCTGACTCCACCTCTGAAAGAACATCTTCCAGTACCTCGTTGTAGATATTCATAATAACGTCGTTGTCTATCTTCTCAATCATTTAACATGTCTCCTTGTGTCTGATTAAACAACTCGTAACGATACACTACCGGCTTTTGAATCTTCAGCTATAGGCTTCTGAATCAGCAGGTCTTTGTAACTGCGTCGGAACTGACGCTTTTGTCCTTCAGTATCATCAACTTCAGTACGCTCCCAGTCGAACACACCTTTAATCGCATTGTTCTCACCACAAGCCAGAGCGACTTTCATCTTGATTTCTAACATCTCATACTTCAGGTAATCTAGTTGACGCTTCTTCTTCGCTAGAACTTCCAGAGATTCTAGTACGGTGTTATTAGGAGCGACCTCTTTCACATCTTCGCCGGAAAACACATCAAGCATCTCTTTTAGTTTCGTTTCGTTATCCAGCCTGCGTTGCTTAGCTTCATCGGACTCTGGTACTTCCCGAGCGTTAACTCGGTAGTCAGCGTGAAAAG